GTGCAGTAACTGCCGCTCTCTTGGAAAACCAAGAAAAGTTCCTCTCTGAGGAGCAAGCTTTCAATCGTGGTCACAACCTGATGGAAGCCCCCACCCAGTCTTTCTCTGCTGGTGGTGGTGCTTACTACAACGGTAGTGGTGGAACCGACAGCGGTAACCCCACTGGTGGTTTTGACCCTGTTCTGATCTCCCTGATCAGACGCTCCATGCCCAACTTGGTCGCTTATGACCTCGCTGGTGTTCAACCCATGAACGGTCCTACTGGACTGATCTTCGCAATGCGTTCTCGCTACGAGAACATGACCGGACCCGAGGCCCTCTTCAACGAGCCCGATTCGGCATTCTCCGCTCAGCGCGAAGGCTACGACGCAACCCAAGGCAACTACACTGGTGGTACTGACAGTGACGGCACTGTTGGTTTCGGTACAACCCTTCAGCGTGGTTCCAACCCTGGCGTTCTCGATCCTAACTCCGCTCCTGCTACCTACAGCGTAGGTCAGGGTATGAGCACTCTGAACTCGGAAACCCTCGGTGAGAGCGGTGACGACTTCAACACGATGGCTTTCTCGATCGAGAAGGTTACCGTTACTGCTAAGAGCCGTGCTCTGAAGGCAGAATACTCGCTGGAACTTGCCCAAGACCTTAAGGCAATCCATGGTCTGAACGCTGAGGCTGAACTCGCCAACATTCTCTCGACTGAGATCCTGGCTGAGATCAACCGCGAAGTCATCAGAACCATCTATAAGGTCGCTGAATCGGGCGCTCAGACCAACGTTGCTACTCCTGGTCAATTTGACCTCGACATCGACTCCAACGGTCGCTGGAGCGTTGAGAAGTTCAAGGGTCTGCTGTTCCAAATCGAAAGAGATGCGAACGCTATCGCTCAGAGAACTCGTAGAGGAAAGGGCAACATCATCCTGACTTCGGCTGACGTTGCTTCTGCTCTGACCATGGCTGGTGTACTCGACTACACCCCCGCTCTGAACGCTAACCTGAACGTTGATGACACTGGCAACACCTTTGCTGGTACTATCAACGGTAAGTATCGCGTTTATATCGATCCCTTCGCCAGCAACAGTGCCGCTCTGCAGTACTACTGCGTTGGTTACAAGGGTTCCAGCCCCTATGACGCTGGTCTCTTCTATTGCCCCTATGTTCCCCTCCAAATGGTTCGTGCCGTTGGGGAGAACACCTTCCAGCCCAAGATTGGCTTTAAGACCCGCTACGGCATGGTCGCCAACCCCTTCGCTGAAGGAACTACTCAGGCATACGGTGCTATCACAGCGGGTACTAACCGCTACTACAGAAGAGTTTCTGTTAAGAACCTCATGTGAGTCAACGGTTTATCCGTTACTCTTCGGACCCCTCTCAGAGGGGTCTTTTTTTATGGGTATAAATACTGTGCTGCACATTCTATCTTATGGAACACAAATTTGAACACCACTGGGGTGGGGAAGAGATGTGGTATCACAAGGCAGAAAGGTGGGCTAAAAAGCAAAAATTTCCAATCAATCATCTTGCATTGGGATTTATCGCCTGGTTAAAAGAAAAATGGATTGAAGGTAAAGTTGAGATGGAAATGCAGTCTGTTGATAAACAGGCAGAAGCAATCGTTGAACAGTGGGCAAAAGAAGATGAGCAACCAAAACCAGAAATTGTGGAGACTGGAGTATTTGGAGAGGAAGGCTGGTCTCTCTCAATATCAAATCCAGTTGTTGAAAGAAGGTCCGAAAAGTCTGACACAGGCGTGGGCCCTGGGCGCAATGAAGTATGATTACGATAGGTATTATGCCGAGAAATAACGTGACTAAAGATGAAATTCTAGTTAGAGTTTTAAAATTAAAAAATGAACTCTACAATGGATTAAATTATGGCAAGGGTTCTGAGTGGCATGACGGTGCTCATGCTGCCCTAAATAAAGTATTGGACATCTTAAAAGAGTATAGAGAGTGACTAGATCTGCCTTTACCCAACAGATTCAAAACAGAAATTTTCTGTCACCTGTTGGATTTAAATTTACATTAACAAAGGCACCTAAGGTGGCGTTCTTTTGCCAGCAAGCTGGTTTACCAGAGTTAAGTCTGGGGATTGCCAACCAACCATCTTATCTGAAGGATATTGATGTTCCTGGAGATAAACTGGAATATGGAGATTTAACAGTTAGTTTTCTTGTAGATGAAAATCTGGAAAATTACATGTCAATCCATAACTGGTTATTGGGATTGGGATTTCCCGAGACTACCAGTCAATTCAAAACTCTTGTCGAAGATGATAGACAGGTTGCCAGAACAAATAGAAAAGTTGCTGAACCAGATTACAATCAGCAATTTTCTGACGGATCTCTAATTATTCTCAGTAGTCATTTCAATCCTGCATATCAAGTAACATTCAAAGATCTCTTCCCATATTCTTTGACTGGATTAGACTTTGATGCTACTTCAGGTGACACAGACTACTTTACAGCATCAGCAAGTTTCAAGTATACTTACTTTACCATCAGCGATATGTCAGGAAATAGACTAACGACTGATTTTGTTGATTAACCTCGAATTTTTACTTTATGATGAGTCTTGATGAAGTTCAAAAAATGTGGGAGAAGGATAGTGAGATTGACAGAGACGATCTTGCTAACGAGGCCCTCAGAACTCCAATGCTGCACTGTAAGTATTGGGATATATACAATACAACCTCTCTTCTTCGCGAGAAGGTAGTTGATGGTTACAATAAAAAGAAATTAGAACGTTGGAATTATTACACAGGGAAAGCAGATCCCGATGTGTATGAACAAGATCCATTCCCATATAAAGTAAGGGAAAAGGATGCAATCATCAGATATATTGAGGCTGATGACCAGTTGTCAAAAATATCTCTTAAGATCAAGTATTATGATACTCTTTTGAAATTCTTAGAAGAGATTATCAAATCACTCAACAACAGAGGATTTGCTATCAAAAATGCTATTGATTGGATGAGATTTCAAAATGGATTATAAGAATGAGTCATTTAGTCATCGGAAAAAAGAATGAGGTGTACCTCCGTGTAGAAGCGGAGGCTCATATTTTTTACGAACTATCAGATCAATTTACGTTTGATGTTCCTGGGGCAAAGTATATGCCTCAGTATAGAAACAAATGGTGGGATGGTAAGATCCGTTTGTTCAACATTCAAACTGGAGAAATTTATGTTGGTCTGTTAGATAAACTAATTAGATTCTGCAAAGATCATAACTACACATACGAGTTTACAAAAAACAAGTTCTACGGCACTCCTTTCGAAGTCAATGAAATGATTTCAAAGGAAGGTGTTAAGGACTACATGAATTCTATCTGTTCTCATACGCCAAGAGAATATCAAGTCGATGGCGTTTACGATGCATTGAGACACAATAGAAGACTGCTAATCTCACCAACTGCTTCAGGCAAGTCTCTGATGATCTATTCGATTGTCAGATATTTTGTTGAGCATAAAAAAGATATCTTGATTGTTGTTCCAACAACTTCACTGGTGGAACAAATGTACAAAGACTTTCATGACTACGGCTGGGATGTTGGATCTAACTGTCATAAAGTCTATGGTGGAAGAGAAAGAACTTCTGACGCACAGGTTACTATAACAACTTGGCAGTCAATTTACAAGATGCCAAGAACATACTTTGAAAGATTTGAAGTTGTTGTTGGAGATGAGGCTCACTTGTTTAAGAGCAAGTCATTGATAAGTATCATGTCCAAATTGTGTGACTGTAAGTATCGTTTCGGTTTCACTGGAACACTCGACGGATCACAAACTCATAAATGGATTCTTGAAGGTCTTTTTGGACCTTCATACAAAACTATCAATACTAGTGAGTTGATCGAAAAGAAAAATCTTGCTGAACTTGATATTAAAATTCTTCTACTGAAACACCCCCCACATAAATTTGAAACTTATGAAGATGAGGTTCAATATATTATTGGACACGAGAAGAGAAATAACTTTATCAAAAATTTGGCCGTTGATCTCAAAGGGAACACATTGATTCTTTTCAATCGTGTTGAATCTCATGGTCAACCACTTTATGAATTAATAAATACCTCAGTGAAGGAACATCGAAAGGTGTTCTTTATTCATGGTGGAGTTGATACAGAAGATAGAGAACAAGTAAGGACCATTACTGAAACAGAACAAGATGCCATCATTGTGGCTTCTTATGGAACATTCTCCACTGGTATTAACATTAAAAACCTACACAACGTAATTTTTGCTTCGCCTTCCAAGTCTAGGGTTAGAAATCTTCAATCCATTGGTAGAGTACTTAGAAAAGGGAACAACAAAACAAGAGCAACACTTTATGACATCGCTGATGATGTCTCCTTCTCCAAAAAGAGAAACTACACTCTCAATCATTTGGTAGAAAGGATCAAAATTTACAACGAAGAGAAGTTTAATTATGATATTGTAAACATAAGTCTTAAAGATAAATGAACGAAACAGAATTTTATGCAGTATTAAAGTTAGTTTCTGGTGAAGAGATTTTTGCTCTAATCGATATCGATCTTGAACCAGAAGATCCAATCATCATCTTACAAAATCCTGTCAAGATGAAAATCATCACAAAGGGACTCATGGTTCAAACAAAAATTGAGCCTTGGATGACTCTTCCTGATGATGATATTTACATGATCCGTCTCTCTAACGTCATCACTATGACGGAGATTAATGTAATAGAGAATGAGGATCTAATTGATTCTTACAACGAGTTCTTACAAAGACTTGCTAATTTAAAATCTCCTGATTGGTCATTTGAATCAGAGATCACCGGCAAGATGGGATCGCTCGGTACGGTTTCAGATGCTAGAGGTAAACTTGAGAAAGACTTTAAACTTCCTCCAGCTATTAAAGAAGCTTCTAACTGATCTCTGAACCTCCACAAAGGTTATTGTACAGGTATTACAGCACCTTGTCAAGCCCTGTAATTAATGTTATAATATCCTCAGATAAGGGAGAGTATAAGTGCCCAAGAAAAGATCTGAACACTACGTTAACAACAAAGAACTTCTTGAGGCAATCATCGTCTACAAGAGTAAGGTTGCTAAGGCTCAAGAACTAGGTGAACCGAAACCCATCATTTCAAATTATTTGGGTGAGTGTTTCTTAAAAATTGCAACACACCTATCATATAAACCAAACTTCATCAACTACATGTTTAGGGATGACATGATCTCTGATGGGGTTGAAAATTGTGTGCAGTACATTAACAATTTCGATCCAGAGAAGTCAAAGAATCCCTTTGCATATTTCACTCAGATTATTCACTTCGCTTTCTTGCGTCGTATTCAGAAAGAGAAGAAACAACTTGATATCAAGAATAAGATGATTGAGAGAAACGGCTATGATGAAGTCATGGCTGTTGACAATAATGTGATGTATGGTAGTCATTCCGACTATAATACAATTAAAGATAATATTCAGACCAGACTCTCTCGATGAAAGTTGCTATTATAACTGACCAACATTTTGGTGCAAGAAAAGGAAACCAAAACCTTCACCGACATTTTCAGAGGTTTTATGAGCGAGTCTTTTTCCCAACGCTTAAAAGAAATTCAGTCGATGCTGTCATCGATATGGGTGATACTTTTGATGCTAGGAAAGGTATTGACTTTTGGAGTCTCAACTGGGCTAAAGAAAATTACTACAATATTCTTAGAGATCTTAAAATCCCAGTACATACTATTGTTGGTAATCATACTGCCTTTTACAAGGATACTAACGATCTTAATTCTGTTGAATTACTTCTACGAGAGTATGATAACGTCATCTGTTATGCTGACCCTACTGAAGTAAAAATTGGGTCAATGGAAGCGTTGTTGATTCCTTGGATCAATAATGAGAACAGAGAAGAAACTCTGGAGATGATCAATGGCACGAAAGCAAAAGTAGTTTTTGGTCACCTTGAACTGTCAGGATTTTGGCCTAACAGAAACTACCTGATGGAACATGGTGATGACCCTACCATGTTTAAGAAGTTTAAGAAAGTTTTTTCTGGACACTATCATCATAGAGGTCACTCTGACAATATTCACTATCTTGGCAATCCCTACGAAATTTATTGGAATGATGTTGATGATCCGAGAGGATTTCATATCATCGACACTGAAACTCTAGAGGTTGAGCAGATCAACAACCCACACAATTTGTTTGAGATTCTTTATTACCGAGATGACTCACCACAAATGTTTAACGCAACTCCATATAAGGATAAGCATGTAAAGTTGATCATCAAAGAAAAGTCTTCTGACACTAGGTTGGAGAAGTTCATTGATAAGTTGTACATGGCTGGAGTTGCAGACCTAAAGGTCATGGAAAACTACAGTGTTCAAGAGTCCGAAGAGTTTGTTGTTGAGGAAACCGAGAACACTATCTCTATCTTGAATAGATATGTTGATGACTGTGAACCTGACTTTGAAATGGACAAGGGCAAACTAAAGAAAATTCTCACTGACGTTTATTCATTATCATGTGAGTTTGAGTAATGTATATCCTAATTCATGGATCTAAAAATGAGGAAGGAGCATATGCCGTTCTAGACAAGGATGGAAACAAGGTATTATTTTTCTTTGAAGAAGATGAAGATGCCGAAAGATATGCTATGATGTTGGAGGCTGACGAGGATGTTTCTTTAAGAGTAATCGAAGTCAACTTTGCAACAGCCGTAAAGACCTGTGCTGAAAATGGATACCGATATAGTGTTATCACTCCCGGTGATATTGTCATTCCTCCTAGATCTGAAGAATAAATTATGATCACTTTTGAAAAGATTCGTTGGAAGAACTTTCTTTCCACTGGTAATTATTGGACAGAAATAAATCTAAACGAACATCCACATACTATCATCATAGGTAAGAACGGATCGGGTAAATCTACTTTGCTTGATGCTCTTTGTTTTGTTCTTTTTAACAAACCATTTCGTAATATCAACAAGCCTCAACTAGCAAACAGTCAAAACGAAAAAGATTGTTTGGTTGAAACTGAGTTCAAGATCGGTAAGAACAAGTATCTTGTCAGGCGCGGCATTAAACCAAATGTCTTTGATGTTCTTGTTAATGGGAAGCCTCTTCATAGAGAAGCAGATGATAGAACAAACCAAAAACTTCTTGAGCAAAACATTCTCAAGTTAAACTACAAGTCTTTTACTCAGATTGTAATTCTTGGTAGTAGTGGTTTTATTCCGTTTATGCAACTGTCAACTTCTCATCGAAGAGAGGTGATTGAAGATCTTCTTGATATTAAGATTTTCTCTGCCATGAACATGATCATCAAAGATCGAATTCGTCAGGGTAGAGAGAAAGTTATTAGTTTAGACAACAAGAAAAGTAATCTTATCGACAAGGTAGAACTTCAGAGTAAGTTAATTGAAGAGATTACTAAGAATGGTCAGAAGATCATTGAAGAGAAACAACAAAAAATTGAAGATATTCTGAAAGAACGTGATACTCTTGAAGAAAACCTGTCTACCTTTAAAGATAAACTTCGTGATCTGACTGTAGAGATTGAAAAAGTTTCTAGTGCATCTAACAGTGTTAGGAAACTCCAAAATTTAAAAGCAAAGATTGATACAAAACGAGAGAATTGTGTAAAGGAACATATTTTTTTCAATGAAAATACGGTATGCCCTACTTGTATTCAGGAAATTGAAGAAGAGAACCGGTTAAATAGAATTGCGGAGCTCGACGCTTCTATAAACCAGTTGGTTGAGGGTCTCAGTGATCTTGAGAACAAAATACAAAAAGAAGAATCCCGAGAGAACCGTTTTATCGAACTCTCAAAGGAGGCTACTTCCCTAACATATGAAATTTCTAACACCACAAATCTGGTTACTCAACTTGACAAATCCAGAAAAACTCTGGAACTTGAAATTCAAAGAGTTACCGATCAGGTCAAGAATAGAAATTCTGAGTATGACAAGTTAGAAAAATACAAGGCAGAGTTAAGTTTAAGTTACGAAAACCTATCAGAGGAAAAGAACAATCTACAATACAATGACTTTGCATTCTCGCTCCTTAAGGACGGTGGTGTAAAGAAGCAAATTGTTAAGAAGTATCTTCCTCTGATTAATCAAAAGGTTAATCAGTACATTCGTATGATGGACTTCTTCATCAACTTTAATCTTGATGAAGAATTCAACGAAACGGTTCAATCACCGATTCATGAAAAATTCTCATATGCTTCTTTTTCGGAAGGAGAAAAGATGAGGATTGACTTGGCTCTGCTTTTTACTTGGAGAGAAGTTGCTAGGGTTCGTAACAGTGTAAACACAAACCTTCTCATCATGGATGAGGTTTTTGATTCATCTCTCGATAGCAATGGCACTCAAGAGTTCTTGAAGATTGTTAGATACATTATCAAAGACGCTAATGTTTTTGTTATTTCTCACAATAGTGAACTCCATGATAAGTTTGCCGGAACTATTGCATTTGAAAAAGTTGGATCATTCTCTCGCCTAGTCAAGGACTAAATAGTGCGATAGATCAGTTGTGATATGTTATCAACTCAATACAGACTTCGTTTAGAAGAAATTTGCAAATGTATTGTTAACGGAGAAGGACTTCAACTTGAAGATATGATCTGGGCAGAAAAACTTGCTAAGGCAAATACAAGTGCCCGAGAAATGTTGAAAACGGCCAGACGCCAAGCATCTAACCCTGACATGGAAGAAGGTGGTCTGGATGATTTTATGAACAGGATGGGACTAGGTGACCCCGATCCATCCAATCACAGAAAGGGGTTTCAATCTGCAGATGAAATTGTAGACTGGTTTAAGCAAGAACGTAGTGATGACTGGAGGCAACGTGACTAAAAAAACTCACATTGATAACAACGGTAACAGTTGGGAGTGGGAAGAAACTCCAGACACAATCAAAGCACTGGAACGACTTCATGAAGACATGAGGAAGGCCAAAGAAAAAGAATCAAATCTCCAAAGACCAAAACGGATTGTGGTGTAACGAAAAAGACATAAAAGTCATGAAATTCTGACAAAAGTGCCTAGATAATATAGAATTATGAGGTGGCGAAAATGAACCCAAACTCCTTCCCTTCGTCATATTTCTGTTTCCTTGGAGGAACATACTATGCACAATTTAATTTCATTTAATCAATTGGCTTTCTGGCACTCTAATGAATTGACTCAAAATCAGGATGAACTCGTAAACGAATATTTTGAATGCCTCACCGAATGTGAGGAAGACACTCAAACGTGTAGGAGAATCTGCAGGTCGATCCTATCCTCCTAAGTAGACACTTTAAAAACTGGTACAAGACCCGCCCTCAGAGGCGGGTTTCTCCTTATAATAGAAACATATTTTGGAAGGTACTATGACAGTTCCAAACTGGCAACACCACTCCAAGAAGGAGCAAAAGAGAAAACTCAAACCTCAGGCCTTGCGCCAAGCAAAAGCAAGACTAAGACACTTTAAAAAGTGTCACATGAACCGCCCTAGCAAGGCGGTTTCGTCGTATAATACGGGCATATTCGGGAAGACACCGTGTTCAACCACTCAGTAAAAGGACAACTTGCCAAACTGCTTGCTACTGAGGATCTTATAGTTGAGCATCGGCAGTGTGACACTGCTTCTTTTGACGTTCATAATCGGATTCTTACTCTACCGATGTGGCAGAAGGCATCGGAGTCCGTCTATGATATGCTTGTGGCCCATGAAGTTGGTCACGCTCTCTTCACTCCCGATGAAGAAGTTAATACGCAAAGCAAAGTTCCTCACCAATACGTCAATGTGACTGAGGATGCTCGCATTGAGAAACTGATGAAGCGCCGCTATGCTGGTCTTCCTAAGACTTTCTATCGCGGATATAATGAGTTGTATGAAGATGATTTCTTTTCCATTGAGGATGAAGATGTCAACTCAATGAGTCTTGCTGATCGCATCAATCTGTATTTTAAGATCGGATCTTTTATCAATATTGACTTTACTGCGAGGGAAAAAGTCATCGTTGATATGGTTGACAAAGCAGAGACCTTCCAAGATGCACTTGAGGCCGCTATCGCACTTTGGGAGTTTGGTAAAAAAGAACTTGAAGAATCTCCTACCAAAGAACAGAAACAAAACGTTTCCAATGATGGACAGTCTGGTCAAACCAACCAGTCTTCGGAGAGTTTTGAATCTGGTGATAGTGACTCTGAAAGTGGTAAAGGAGATGAAGAATCTTATGGTGGAACTGCTGAGCAAGACACCGAACAAGTTAGAGATCAGGGCGGCAATAATGGTGGCGAAGTAAAGACGGCTGACTCTCTCAATGAGAAGGTTCAAAATCTCTCAGAAAAATCTCAATATTGGGGAGATCCTTTCTACTTTGAAATTCCTAAACTGAATCTTGATAGTTTGATTGTCAAGGCCTCTACTATTCATGAGTATCTCGATGGATTCTGGGATCTAGAGATGGAACGTACTGGTCTTTCTTACAGTGAGACTTTCTCTGAAGTTGACAAACAGTTTGCTGCATATAAAAAAGATGCTCAGCGAGAAGTCAACTATCTTGTGAAAGAGTTTGAGTGTAAGAAGTCTGCCGACGCTTATGCTAGGACTTCTACTTCAAAGACTGGTGTTCTGGATACATCCAAACTCCACACTTACAAGTTCAATGATGATCTGTTCAAGCGTATCTCTATCACAAAAGATGGTAAGAATCATGGTCTAATCTTTGTTCTTGACTGGTCTGGGTCCATGCATCGCCAGATGCTTCCCACTCTGAAACAGTTGTTCAATTTGGTTTGGTTCTGTAAGAAAACTAATATTCCTTTTGAAGTCTATGCTTTTACTAACGAGTGGAACCATAGAGCTTGTGATCGAATGGAAGATGGAAATATTCTTATTGAGCACTGCGAGAACAAAGATGGTTACATGACCATTCCAGATGGATTCTCTATGTTGAATATTTTGTCATCAACAACAAAAACCAAGGACTTTGACATTCATATTCGCAATATGTTCCGTCTTGGTGTAGAGATGGAAGTTTACAATACCTATAAGTCAACTCCATACAGCATTCCTTATCGCCTCAATTTGTCTGGAACTCCTCTCAATGAAGCGATTGCATCTCTCCATACAATCATTCCAGATTTTGCCAAGAAAACTAAAACTGAGAAAGTACATTGTGTTGTGTTAACTGATGGTGAGGCTTGTAACTCCACTAGGAATGTTGCTATCAAACGTAATTTTGATGATGCTGAGTATGTTGGAACTCGTTCTATTGGACAGAACGGTTACCTGCGCTGCAGGAAAACTGGAAATACCTATGCTGTTCCTAATTCCTGGTGGCAGATCACTAATCTTCTTGTGCAGAACGTTCGTGATTGTTTCCCTGGCATGAACATGATTGGTATTCGTGTTCTTGAAAATCGTGATTTCCGCAATTGGATCCGTCGCATGGAACTTCCATTGAGTTCTGAAAACGATGTCACTAAAGTTTGGGTAAAGGAAAAATCTATCAGTGTTTCTTCAGCCCTTGGTTATAGTGAAGTGATTGGTATCTCTGGCAATTCTTTGGAAGCATCCAAAGAGTTTGATCCTGTAGAGAACGCAACCAAGGCTCAGATCCTCGCTTCATTCAAAAAGTCCTACGGTGGAAAGAAAACAAACAAAAAGATTCTTTCCAAGTTTGTATCAGTTATTGCCTGACCAGTTCCCAAACTGTCCTCTGCGCCCACCTAGGGCGCTTTTTTCGTAGTATAATACCTACATACACACAGAGGTTCCAATGTCCCGCTTGTCCACGATGTCTATTGTTGAGTCTTTGCGTGATCTGTATGGGAACAAAATCAGCACGGCTGACGTTCGTGCTTTCTGCGCTCAAAACGATATTAGTTATCCTACTGTTACCAAACACCTTGAGCAGTACAAGGTCAAGCGTGGCAAGTGGGACTTGACTGTTAGTGAGCGCCTTGAGCAAACCTATCAGGCACCATCCGCAATCCCTATTACCGTTCGGGAACAACAGAACTTGATTCCACAGAAAGATGATACTTTTGTCCCGTTCGGGAATTTTTCTGACGTGAAGAAGATTATCCAGTCTGGTATCTTCTATCCTACTTTCATTACTGGTCTCTCTGGTAACGGTAAGACCTTTGGTATTGAGCAAGCATGTGCTTCCCTAAATAGGGAGTTGATTCGCGTCAATATCACCATTGAAACTGACGAGGATGATCTTGTTGGTGGGTTTCGTCTTGTTAATGGCGAAACTGTCTGGCATAATGGACCCGTCGTGGAGGCTCTTCAACGCGGAGCAGTGTTGCTTCTAGACGAAGTTGACCTGGCATCTAATAAGATCCTGTGTCTCCAGTCTATTCTTGAGGGCAAGGGTGTCTTTCTGAAGAAGACTGGCGAGTATGTGCAACCTACTAATGGGTTCCAAATCTTCGCCACTGCCAACACCAAAGGTAAGGGTAGCGAAGACGGCCGCTTCATTGGCACCAACGTCCTCAACGAAGCGTTTCTTGAGCGTTTTGCCATTACTCTTGAGCAGGAATATCCCACTCCTGCTACGGAGATCAAGATTCTCTCTCGCCTCTGTGATGATGAGAGTTTCTGCAAGAATCTTGCTGACTGGGCTCAACTTATTCGCAAGACCTTCTATGATGGTGGTGTGGATGAGGTTATTAGCACCCGCCGCTTGGTTCATATTATTCGCGCTTACGCGATCTTTGGTGACAAGATCAAAGCAATTCGCACTTGTTTGAACCGCTTTGATGATGATACTAAGCAAGCATTTGTTGACCTTTATGATAAGGTCGATGCTGATGTTGACCTTTTGAAAGAGGAGTGATAGAATGAACGCATGGAGTATGCTTTATGATGAACTGAACATGGACGAACAGTACACCGCTACTGGTGAAAAATGGGTCAAAGACACTGGGGGTTATGAATGGACTCCCGTGGGCGGACTAACTGGATCAAACCATTATCCAGCCGCTCAGGAGGTTACATTGACCTCACCATCTCTATACAAATATAATGAAGATACAACTCTTCAAGAGATCAAGGATTATATTACCGATACCTATCGGGCCCACTATGCAAGTGGTGGAATTCAGACCCTTGATCTGATTAATTCTTGTGGTGATGCTGCAGCATTCTGTCGCAGTAACATTCTCAAGTACGCATCCCGATATGATAAGAAGGGATGTGCTAAAATGGATATTAAGAAGATTATCCATTACGCTGTTCTTCTTTACCACTTTACCAACCAGGACAAGACTACTGATGCGCGAGGCTATGAAACTTTCTAAGACTACCTTTGACATTCTTGACAATTTCTCTGGTATTAATCAGTCCATTCACGTTAAGAGTGGAAACAAACTCCGCACTATTTCTGTGATGAAGAACATCCTTGCTGAGGCGGATGTTGATGAAGACTTCTCCAGCGACTTTGCAATCTACGATCTCAGTCAGTTTCTGAATCTGGTTCGGGTTGTTCACGGCATTGAAGACAGTGAACTCAAGTTCAACAATGAGAAGTTTGTAACCATCTCTGATGGTCGTAACAAAACCAATTACTTCTTTGCTGATCCTTCGGTTATTGTTTCTCCCCCAGATAAGAACCTTAGTCTTCCTACTGAAGATGTAAGTTTCCGCATTACTCAACATCAACTGACCAAACTGAAGCAGTCGGCTGCAATTTTGAATTTGCCTGACTTCTCGATTGTTGGTGACGGTGAGAAGGTCGTGGTCAAGATCCATGATCGAAAAACCGATAGTTCTAATGATTTCGGTTTCCCTGTCGGTGAAACTGATAAGAAGTTCTCCTTCAATTTCAAACTGGAGAATATCAAACTCATCAATGGTGACTATGACGTAATCATTAGTCGCAAACTTCTGTCGAAGTGGTCTACTGCTTCTGGGGCTATCCGTTATTATATCGCTCTGGAACCTGATTTTGAGTTTGAAGAGTGAAGATTTCTCCAGACTGGGACCTTATCTTTAAATATTTGCCAGATGGTGAGAAGGATAAGGTCGCGGTTCTCCGCGTAATGGAGTGCGCTAATGGAGTAATGCAACATGCCTTTAGGGGCAAACAAATCTTTGCTTACTCCCTGTATGAGACGCGCCGAGCAATGAAGTTTAGCATGTCTTCCATGAAGACACTAGAAATTTCTCTAAGGAACGAAACCATTTCCTTTGAACCAGAAACTCAAGTGATCCTACGAAAGGCTAGAGATCTCTACATCAGTGGTTTCAAGAATGGAAATGATGAAGACCTTGCAGAGTTCTATCGCATGTCCTCTGCAACTGTTCGCGCCCTTGGGAAAGAAAGACTTGTAAAGGCTAATGAACTTTTAAAAGAAAACCTTGACGATATTCCAGACCAAGCGTTAGACTGGGGTTTGGACTACCTCCTGCAATTTCTTCCCGATGAACATCTTTGTAACTGATCCTTCTCCATACAAGTCTGCCATTGTTCTTCCTGACAAACATATTGTCAAGATGCCTCTGGAGACCTGTCAGATGCTTTCTATCATTGCTTCTGACAAATGGGGTCATGGGTTTGGAACCCTGCCTAGGGTGGATGGAACACCTTATAATACCGATAAGGGTGCTTTTCGCAACCATCCATGCACAATCTGGGCTAGTAGTTTTGTTTTAAATTGGCAGTGGTTGATTGCTCACGGTCTTGCTCTTTGTGAAGAGTATTCTAACAGGTATAGGAAAGTGCATTCCTGCCTCAAAACTCTAACCGTTGCAAAACAAATATTTCCCACAGCAGATCCAGCAGGCCGTTCTGGAAAAGAACCAACACCCTTTGCTCGCGCTATGCCAGTTGAATGGAAAGACGATCAAAGCATAGATACCTTCACGGCATATAAAAAATATATTGCATCTAAGATCTGGGTTAAGGACAATTATCTCCGTATTCCAGAACGAAAACCTGACTGGATTCTATAATGAAGCATATTTTGTTCACCCTTAAGGGGTGTTCTTTTGGTCTCCTGGACGATGAATCACATATCCGCAACGTACTGGTTCATGCGGCACATCTCTGCGGAAGCACACTGTTAGATATTTCATCTCACAAGTTTGACCCTCAGGGAGTCACTGCTGTTGCTCTTTTGTCTGAATCGCATATCAGCATTCACACTTGGCCAGAAATTGGTATGGCAGTTTGTGACGTTTTTACCTGTGGAGACCACACTGAGCCTCGTGCTGGTGTAACATATATGTATGAAATGATGGATGCCAATGACATGGTGTCCAATGAATTTACTCGTCCTTTGGAATGATTGAAATGAGTCGTGATGAATTTCTTTGGGTTGAAAAGTATCGACCCAAGACTGTTGAAGAGTGTATTCTCCCCGAAGGAACTAAAGATGTCTTTCAAGGATTTGTCTCTAAGGGAGAGATTCCTAATCTACTTTTGAGTGGCCCTCCTGGTATTGGTAAAACTACCATTGCGAAGGCACTGTGTCATCAACTTGGAGCAGATTATTATGTCATCAATGGATCCGACGAAGGTAGATTCCTTGATACTGTCCGAAACAATGCGAAAAACTTCGCTTCGACCGTCTCACTTACGGCAACTGCTAAACACAAAGTCATCATCATTGATGAGGCTGACAACACAACCAATGATGTTCAACTCCTCCTACGGGCGTCTATTGAGGAGTTTAGTAAGAATTGCAGATTTATCTTCACCTGCAACTTCAAAAATCGAATCATCGAACCTCTCCATAGTCGATGTGCCGTCGTTGACTTCTCGATCAAAGGTAAAGAAAAAACCGCACTGGCAGGATCCTTCTTCAAGCGTCTACAGGACATCTTGGATGCGGAGCATGTCGAATTCGATGAAAGAGTACTTGCAGAACTTGTTACAAAACACTTCCCAGACTGGAGGAGAGTCTTAAATGAATGTCAACGATACGCGAGTGCTGGAAAAATTGACACCGGGATCCTTGCGTCCTTCTCGGATGCATCCGTTAGTGAACTCATTGAGAAACTCGCTAGTAAAGACTTTACTGCTGTTCGTAAGTGGGTTGTGTCTAATCTTGATAATGATCCAGGCCCTCTTCTTAGGCGTGTGTGGGATGGTCTTAGTACCGCTGTTGATGGCCCTAGTCTTGCTGCAGCAGTTCTTATCGTGGCAAAGTACCAGTATCAAATGGCTTTTGCGGCAGACCAGGAAATTAATCTCCTCGCTGCGCTGACTGAGATCATGTGTGAGTGTGAGTTTAAGTGATGAAGTTGACTCCAGAAGATGCTGTATGGGCTGCAGACCAGTTCATCGCATACTTCCAAGACATTGACCAGATTGAGAATTACTTCCGTTCTGTAAAGATGGACAGGGTGAGCAATATCACCCCTACTCTTTTTGATGAGAAACTGGAGGATGCTTTCTTTTCTGACTTTTCTA